CCAAACGAATACTTAATAAGTAGAGGTGTAAGGGCAGGAGATAAGGTATGCTTTGCTCCCGATAGTGAATACGAGTTCACTGTTGATGGAGAGAAGCTATATCGTATGTATGACCATCAGATAACAATTAAGCTATGAACATAATCCTAATGGATAACGTCATTAAAAATCCTGATGCTTATACTGAAAGTATTTTGCATAAAGATTTCTATGATATTCAGATAGGAGAGCAGCTATTTAAAGGAATACAGCAAAGACCGTATGATGATGAATTTGCTCGATTCGCTACGCAGTATTTCCCTGAGTTTGTTGTTGTTTATAACTTTGTTCGTAAATCACCAATGGGTCAAGAAGAACCTAATTTCATCCATAGTGATGAGATGATGGGTGATGTTACGCTGATACTTTACCTTAATAAACAGCATCCAAAAGAGGATGGAACAACAATATATGAAGAGGATGGCAGCATAGCAATGACTGCTTACTCAAAATACAATAGAGTGTTTGGCTTTGAGTCTAATATGCCACACTCACGCAATATTTATCAGAACTTTGGCGATGGAGATTCGTCAAGACTGATACAAGTTATATTCTTAAAATATATTCCTGATGAAGAGCACGAAGGAGATTAAGGAAAGAATTATAGCAGCAGGATATGAGGCTGTTGAGCAACTGATAAAGGTTGCTAAGGAAGATATTATTAAGCCAAATGCTGACGATGAGTTGGCAGCCGACAAGTTAAAGAACGCTGCGGCTACAAAGAAGTTAGCTATTTTTGATGCGTTTGAGATATTAGGCAGGATAGAGGCTGAGAAAGAAAACCTCGAACAAAGCAATAGTGCACCTAACAAGATAGAATCAATACAAGGATTTGCTGAAAGAAGGTCAAAATAGTATATACTCGGTTGTAGAGAACCACGTTCCTTTAAGTATTATCAAGAATAAGAACAAGGGGAGGACTTGGCATTATGGATATAATGATAAGTACGATATGGTGGTCATCTCTAAGACCGGTCAGATAGGTCAGATAGTAAACATATCAGGCTTACTGATTGCCTTACCTGCCGTTCCCGATGATGTCTATAAAAGAAATCATATAAAGAGTGAGCAGTATTGGGAAAGGCTTGACTTACCTAAAGAATTGCGTAAGATACAATCCATATTCCAATGGAATGCAATGCCTTCAGCGTTTAAATCTCAGTGGGTGGACTATATTGAAAAGGAGTTTGACTACAGGGATGAGGGATATTGGTTTATGAATGCAGGAGAACCTACCTATATCACAGGCTCTCACTATATGTACCTCCAATGGTCAAGTATTGACGTAGGATATCCCGATTACCGTGAGGCAAACAGGATATTTTTTATTTTTTGGGAGGCTTGTAAGGCTGACCCACGCTGTTTTGGGATGATTTATCTCAAGATTCGTCGTTCAGGGTTCTCGTTTATGTCATCATCTGAGTGTGTGAATACCGGAACTATCGTTCGTGATGCTCGTATTGGTATATTGTCCAAGACGGGAGCTGATGCTAAGAAGATGTTCACCGATAAGGTCGTTCCAATCAACAGCAAATTACCGTTCTTCTTCAAACCTATTATGGATGGTATGGATAAACCGAAGACGGAGTTAGCATTCCGTGTTCCTGCCTCTAAGATTACCAAGAAGAATATGCACGAGGTGGCAAACAGTGAATATGACGGCTTAGATACCACCATAGATTGGAAGAATACAGAGGAAAACTCCTATGATGGAGAGAAATTAGTCCTATTAGCCCACGACGAGAGTGGTAAGTGGATGAAACCTAACAATATCTTGAATAATTGGCGTGTTACCAAGACGTGTTTGCGTTTAGGTAGCAAGATTATTGGTAAATGTATGATGGGTTCGACCTCCAATGCGTTAAGCAAGGGGGGAGATAACTTTAAGAAGCTATATGAAGACTCAAAACTGAGTGTACGTAACGCTAATGGTCAAACCAAGAGTGGGATGTACGCACTATTCATTCCTATGGAGTGGAATATGGAGGGATTCATAGATATCTATGGGATGCCCGTACTAAGAAAACCAAAAGAGCCTTTAAAGGGGGTTGATGGTCAGATGATAAAGAATGGGGCTATTGATTATTGGGAGGCAGAGGTTGATTCACTAAAGAGTGACTCCGATGCATTGAATGAATTTTATCGTCAGTTCCCAAGAACGGAGTCTCACGCTTTCAGAGATGAGAGCAAACAATCATTATTCAACTTAACGAAGATATATCAGCAGATAGACTACAATGACTCTATGATTAAGGAGCACTACCTTACTCGTGGTAACTTCCATTGGAAGGATGGCGAGAAGGATACGAAGGTAGTATGGAGTCCTGAGAAGAATGGAAGATTTATCGTTAGTTGGTTACCACCGGCACACCTTCAGAATAGATTCTTTGAAAAGAATAATATGTTCTATCCCGGAAACGAGCACATTGGAGCGTTCGGCTGTGACCCGTACGATATCTCGGCAGTAGTTGGAGGTAGAGGGTCTAATGGAGCGTTGCACGGAATGACTAAGTTCCACGTGGAAGAAGCACCCGTGAATGAGTTCTTCTTGGAGTACATAGCACGACCACAGACAGCAGAGATATTCTTTGAGGATGTACTGATGGCGTGTGTATTCTATGGTATGCCAATATTAGCAGAGAATAACAAACCTCGTTTGCTGTACCACTTTAAGAATAGAGGGTACAGAGGGTTCTCATTGAACAGACCCGACAAGACATATGCTAAGTTATCAAAGACGGAGCGAGAGCTTGGAGGTATTCCGAACTCATCGGAGGATGTGAAACAAGCACACGCATCAGCGATAGAATCTTATATAGAGAAGCACGTAGGATTAGACTTAGCTAATACGTATAGACCATCAGATGAGATGGGTACTATGCCGTTCATTAGGACGTTAGAGAATTGGGCTAAGTTTGAGATTGACAACAGAACAATGTATGATGCTGCCATCAGTTCGGGATTAGCGATTATGGCGAATCAAAAACACCTCTATGTTCCTGAGAAAAAAGAATCGAAAATAAGTATTAACTTCGCAAGATACAGTAATGATGGAAATATAAGCCAATTAATTCAATGAAGAAAGATATACAAATTGAAATATTTAATACGACCTTCCCAAGTCAATTAGCTTCCGATGCAGAGAAAGCATCAGAGCAGTTTGGTTTGCAGGTAGGTCAGGCTATTCAGTATGAGTGGTTCAGAAAGGATGGAACATCGTGTAGATACTATGCACAATGGAGAGATTTTCATCACGTTCGTTTATATGCACGTGGAGAGCAGCCTGTAGGAAAGTACAAGAATGAATTAGCTATTGATGGAGATTTATCTTACTTAAATTTAGATTGGACACCTGTCCCGATTCTACCGAAATTTGTCGATGTAGTTGTTAATGGTATGTCAGACCGTTTGTTTAAGGTTAAGGCATACGCTCAGGATGCAATGTCTCAAGCTAAGAGAAGTAAGTATCAGGACTTAGTTGAATCAGAAATGGTAGCAAAGCCTGTTCTTGATATTATAAAAGAGCAATCAGGTATTGACCCATTTATTAGTAAAGAGGAAGAGCTTCCAAATACTGATGAGGAGCTTTCATTGTATATGCAGTTAAAGTACAAACCTGCTATTGAGATTGCAGAGGAGGAGGCTATTAATACCATATTTGATGAGAACCATTATCAAGATATTCGTAAGCGTCTTGATTATGATATGACGGTATTGGGTATTGCTATCGCAAAGCACGAGTTCTTGCCGGGTTCAGGAGTAAAGATATCCTATGTTGACCCTGCTAATGTGGTTTATAGCTATACGGAAGACCCATACTTTAGAGATTGTTTTTATTGGGGAGAAATTAAAACTATACCTCTTACGGAGTTATTAAAGATAAATCCATCATTGACAAAGGAAGACTTGCAAGAGATAAGTCAGTATAGTCAGGGATGGTATGATTACTATAATGTTGCACAATTCTATCAGAATAGTTTATTCCATCGTGATACCTGCACCGTTCTTTACTTCAATTATAAGACCACGAAGAAGATGGTCTATAAGAAGAAGATTCTTGAGAACGGAGGAACAAGAGTAATAGAGAAGGACGATAGCTTTAATCCTCCTAACGAGATGATGGAGGAAGGTCGTTTTGAGAAGATGGAAAAAACAATTGATGTTTGGTATGAGGGTGTAATGGTGATGGGAACAAACATCTTGATAAAGTGGGAGATGAGTGAGAATATGGTTCGTCCTAAGTCTGCATCTCAACACGCTATACCAAACTATACAGCCTGTGCTCCTCGTATGTATAAGGGAGTCATTGAATCATTAGTTAGAAGAATGATACCTTTTG